AGTCATGGAACAAAATGAAGCGGAAGCCTGATCATCTTATGAACCAAATAATTGACGCTAAAATTACCCATGTGGATGCTGGGTGGGCTAAGTTTCAATTAAAATTTACTAATGACATCCCATGTTCTCCTGACGAATGTGCTGGGTTTACAAACTTAAACTCATACATAATCTATGTCGATGATAGATTGCCTAGTGAATACTTTAGAGAAGTCCTGCTCCACGAGATGACACATTTGATGATGGAAATCTCTGGATACACAGATCCTGATGAGGACAAAGAATTTAATCCAACCAACGAACAGCTAACAACTAATTTAAGCAGGAGTCTCCTATTATTGATGAGGCTCAATCCCAAACTGTTTAAAATACTAGTGGACACACAATGAAGTCTGAAATTATAAAGAACATCGCAGACAAGCTCGACATGGAACTCTATATCAGCCTATGCGATAATCTAACTTTGATAGACAAACATCAAGTTGATCATGAACTGGAGCGTCAATCTTCTATTTATGCGTACTATGCTGGAGCCATGGTACTTGTAAAACAGAAGATGGATTCCGTAGAAGTACAAATAGAACAAAAGTCTGCACAAGTACGCCTTGCTGCTGTAGATGGTGCAGATAAAAAGATCACGGATAAAAACCTAGAGGCAATCGTTTCAGCAGACCCTGAGATTTTTGTACTCAAACAGGACTATAACAACCTCACAACACGCTACTCCCTCTTGAAGTCGCTAGTGACTGCTCTCGACCACAAGAAGGATATGCTAATTCAACTGTCTAGTAACCAAAGAGCAGAAACCAAGCTATACGCTAAGTAACGGAGAAAACTAACATGGGAAAAGTAGATCTAGATGCGCTTCGTAAGAAGCATGAAGCCCTTCAGTCAGGTAAGACGGGCGGTGGCGGTCAGGACTTCCTCAAGAACTTTGTTCAGCTAGAGGAAGGTACAACAACTCTTCGCATTCTTCCCCCTAAGGGCGAGAACGATCCTTTGTTCTATGCGGAGACTAAGATTCACCGCATCGGAGAGGGTGAGAATGTAAAGAACTTCCATTGCCGTAAGGTACACAATGAAAAGTGTCCTCTCTGTGATGCCTACTATAAGTTGTGGGATTACAGCAAGAAGACTGGCAAGGATGGCAAGGATCAGTATGCGACTCTCGCTCGCTTGATCAAGCCTCGTGAACGCTACTACTTGAATGTAGCTGTCCGTCCTGCTAACGAGGTCAAGATTCTTTCAATCGGTCAGATCGTCTTTAAGAAGATCTTGAATACGATGATGGATCCTGACTACGGTGATATCACCGACTTGAAGACTGGATACGATTTCAAGATCGTAAAGGAAATGGACGGCGGGTTCCCGAAGTACGACCAATCTAGCCCTCGTCCCAAGTCATCTCCAGCAGGAACAGGTCAGGAGATCGCTGCCTTCATGGAATCACTCCATGATATTCACGCACTAGTCAAGTTGGAAGACTTTGAAGAAATGCGTAAGAGCGCAGACATCCTGCTTGCTGAGATTGGTATTGCTTCACTCTCACCCAGAGTTGTGTCTTCTCCAGCAGAAGGTAACGATGACGGTGATTATTTATCAAAACTAAAAGGATGATTATGATTAAAAACTTTATACTAGGTGTGGTACTTTCGCTAGGTTTAGCTTCCTGTCCCGGATTTACATTCGGAGGGGGCAACACCGAGGATCCTGTAGCACCTCTAGTTATCACAGAGACAAGTAATGTTACGCCCGAATCACTAGAGAGTAAACAATCTGTAGTGATTCCTATTGAGACTCTTGGTGGTGATGTAGGTGATGCCCTTAAGCTCGAATTTGAGAAGCGTGGTACTCAACCTGTAATCACTACAAAGGATCATCTCAAGGATACCCCGGGCGCAATGGTTGTAACCTTGGATGCAAACGCAACGCAAGAAATTCTATCCCCGAGTGTGGTTAGTTTGATTGCAAATGTGTTTGGGTCTACGATTCCGGGATCAGCACCATGGATGCAGCTACTTGTTGTGGTTCTACCCTTCCTGTCTAGTAGATTCCGCAAACACACCGTTACAGCAGCCAAGCGTGTAATTCCCGGTGTTGAAGGGCCTAACCATGATGGTAAGATTCCCAACTTGGATGACTTGCGTGAAGCTCTCATTGACTTGAGCAAGGCTGTCACACTAGCTCCCAAGGAATCTGGTGATGTGATTACTCAACAAAAATCACAGCAAATCAACGGCTAATTTAAGTTAGAAAGACTATTATGGATGAGAGGCTAATACCCTCTCATCTTTTTTTATGCACAAAGAAATACTTAACGATACATATTCAATTGATTTTTGGAAATCACAACAAGGATTTCCGGGGCTAAACAGACCACTACGAATCGCTGTGGCACTACCAAACAAAGGTGGTTGTGCTTATTACCGTGCGATAGTTCCATATGCCAAATTAGCACAGCTATACCCAAATGTAGTTGAAGTTAGATTTACTGAAAACATATTGGGATTGAATGAGGAAGCTGCCAAGAAGGGTGTGTTCTCTTGGATTACTGATTGGCAGTGGGATGATATGGATTGGTCTGATGTCGTGATGACCAACAACATATCCAACTATGGTGGGCAGTATACTGCTCGCATATGTGGCAAGGCAAAAGAACGGGGCAAGGTATTCCATTATGACACGGATGACTTGCTTACTCAGTTGTATAAGGGGCACAGACTAGAATCCGTTTATGAAAACGGATTGTCCGATCTTACTAAGTTTATATACAACAATAGTGATATTGTTACAGTTACTCAGCGTAAGTTCCAAGATAGAATTAAAGAGTATATGGGTAGTGGCATCTTGGCTGTAGTCAAGAATGCTATTGATTACACTTTACCCTGTTGGAATTCTCCAAGATCTGTAGTGCCAAAAGACAGATTTGTTAGAGTTGGCTGGGCAGGAGGCATTCACCATGAGGAGGATGTCAAAGAGTTCGCGGGAGTTCCTAATCTCGTTAACCAAAGAGCAGGAAAAGAAAAAGTTCGTTGGGACTTTTATGGTAAGCCTCCAGTAGACCCAAACACAGGCCCTGATTGGCAACAAGATGTATGGAAGAACTACGAGCGTATAATCATGATGGGTCTAAAGGGTAGTCGCAACTACACTATCAATCCTGCTATGCCTACAGACCAATATGGTGTAATGTATAGCCATATGGAGATGGCTATAGCACCTTTGCAGATGAACGAATTTAACGACTCCAAGTCTGAGATCAAGGTTGCAGAGGCAGGCAGATATTGTGTTCCCCTGATTGCATCTAATGTTGGGTGCTATGATGAAACTATAATAAATGGTAAGACAGGATTCTTAATTCCTCACGATGCTCCAAAGAGTGAGTGGGTATCTACACTGGCTAAGGTGATCAAGGATCGTGATCTACGAATTGAAATGGGTAAAAACCTAAATCAAGTCACTGAACAGTACTTTGATCTTAACAAGGTCGTACACCATAGACTAACCATGTACAAGAAATTTTATGACTGGAAAAACTCAACCAAAATTTAGTATTATAGTACCTCACTACGATAAGTCTATATCAGATGAATCGTTTATTCAAGGTATGACTAGTTTAAAAAATCAAACTTTTAAAGATTTTGAGGTTTTATTATGATGGTCCAACAAGCCGACGAATTCCTGATATAAATATAACCAATCTAAAAATAAAGATAACTGAAAAAAGATACAACAACTGGGGGCACTCTCTTCGTGACATGGGTATTCGAGAAGCATCTGGAGATTATATAATTCACTTTAATCCAGATAACATCTTGTATCCATACGCACTACAAATTATTCACGAAAAAACGGAAGAGGTGATTCCATTTCAGCCAACTAATGAGATTGTAATCTTTCCTATTTTGATGAAAGGAATGCAATGCAATGGTAAGGTTGTATGGAGAGAAAAGCAAAATGCAGATCATAAAGACATGATTTTTACAGGTTACCCAACCATAAAGTATAATATTGACTGCATGCAGTTAGTTATGAAAAAAAGCACTTGGTTGTATCATAATGGATGGTCTGATAAAACAGAGGAATCTGATGGTAATATGTATCCTTTGTTTGTTAGAATGTATGGGGCACGGTATTGTAGCAAAATTTTAGGAGAACACAAATGAAATCATTACATGAAATAGGTATGGCTTGCAACACAGATAAAGCGTATGATCATAATTTTTGTAATTTTTATGATTATCATCTATCTTCTCTACGAGATCAGCCTTTGAAAATACTAGAAATAGGGATATGGAAAGGAGAATCTCTACGAATGTGGAAAGAGTATTTTCCTAATGCAAAAATACATGCAATAGATATAAACCCAGCATTCTTATTTCAAGAAGATAGAATCAGTACTTATTTAGTTGATCAAGGAAATATAGAGCAACTAACTAAATTTAAGAATGAGCATGGTCCATTTGACATTGTAATTGATGATGGATCTCACTTTACTTACCATCAATTTATTAGCTATTCTCTATTTAGTGAAACCCTCATATTTATTTGGGAGGATTTACATACATCTAGAATGCCACATTACCTGACTGCAAAAAACTCTACTGATGAATACCCTCTTGATGTAGCGAAAAGATTGTGTGCATCGGAACCTAACTGCTATCTGTTTGATAGAGATGGTGATGAAGCACATGTTACTTTTATAAAAATTAATAACACTAATCTAAAAAAAACATATAGTGATACAGCAGTTTTAATGTCAACATATAATCGAGTTGATTTAACTAAAAAAACAATTGACAATATTTGTAATTCCGCAGGGACAGATTTTGATTTATACTTGATTGATGATAATTCATCGGATGAGACTAAAAATTATTTATCATCATTACAACCTTTTAATTTTTGTAAGTCCATAAATATTAAGTATAATACAGAAAATTTAGGGAAGGCAAAAAATCTTAACTACTGGCTTAAGCATGTGTACAATTTAGATTACTCCCATTATTGTGTAATGGATAATGATGTGCTTCTTCCAAAAAATTGGTTAGTTAAAACAACAAGTACCGTAAAAAATAATAGTGAAGTTGGCATCTGTTCAGTCCTAGTAGAAACTGATCTAATTACTAAGTATAAAGATAGGTTTGTTTTTACATCCAAGTACATAGATTCTAACTTAATGGGCGGTCCTTGTATGGTTTGGGGGACAGATGTAAAAGATAAAATAGGTTTATTCTGTGAAGATTATGGAAAATATGGTCATGAAGATGCAGACTTCACTTTTAGATGTCAATTACTAGGAAAAAAGACGGTGTATATACATGATTTTGGGGAACACACGGGGGAAGACAATACACCAGAAATGCATAAAACCATATATAGAATAGAAAAAACAAAACTTTTTGAAAGTTCTAAGGGCCTATTATTTGATAACATCTTTAAGTACAATAATGGAATAAAGTCAATTTTAATAAAATAAAAAATCATGAGTAATCCTTATAATCCACATAAAATAGTTCATCATCAAGACAAGATAAATGAGATGCGCTCTGGGGGTCAACCAGTTCCTCTTCAGGTTCAATTAATTATATCTGATTTGTGTAATCATAATTGTTCATTCTGTGCATACAGAATGGAAAATTACACATC